ATGTAGAGCTTCGCAGCGTTCGCAGTCGTAGTGCCGTCCCATGTGAAGACGACGTCAACCCAGTTCGCAGTCCCGACGTTCTGAGTGCCGAAGTTGATCGCATTCAGCGTCGTCTGTCCGTACTCGTTCGTGCCGTTCGCTATCCATTGATTCGAAGCGTTGACGTGAATCGTGATCCGGTTCGTGCCCCAGTTCATGATGTTGCCGTCGCGCGACCAGATGCCGAGCGCAGCGCCGTTCGCACCGAGCTTCAGTCGCACGAGAACAGAGATCGCACGAGACGTACTGACGTCTTTGATCTTCATCGCGTTCCAGACGATCGCGCGAGCGATCGCTGAGCCGCGGTCCATATTGATTCGGTTGCCGCCGATAGCAGTTGCGTCAGCTTCGTAGAGAGGTGGGTTCACAGCAGAGTTCTGCTGAACAAAGCCGGGGGTCTTGCCGCCGTACGAGAATCTCGCGTCGAATGTGGCACTATCTGATCTGACTGCGTGAATGATTCCCATCAGGCCCCCTTCTCACTTCCGCTCAGCATCCACTTCGCTGTCAATGCTGAGATGCGCTGAATCGCTTTCTTCGAGAGCCACATGAACTCTCTCTTCGGCATCACGGGCCCGCCTTCGTTGTGCGCGTACGCGTACGGGAAGCCTTTCGCCGTCTTTGCATTGTTGTACCACTCAATGCCCTTGGAACGCATCCGCCAGCTCGTCGGCTTGAACGACTGACGAAGATGTCCGTTGTCTTGCAGGATCTTGTTGCCGCCTTTGCCGACTCGCGCCATGCGCTGTGCGTACACTTTCGACCAGCCTTGCCACTTGCGCTGCGGGCCCTGCTCTTTGTCGAAGTGCTCCATGATGTCTTGAAACACGAAAGCACCGAGTGCATTCACATACGCCCGGTGCCCTGTCTCGATGTCTTTGATGTTCTGTCGGATCGACTCGAAGAAGCGTTCAGCTCGGACAGAATCGAATCTGATCTCTGCGTCGCTCATCCGGCATACCAGCACGCCGGCCTGAGCCAGCGCTTGATGCCCGCAAGATACGTGTCGAGACGACACTGAGCCCGCGGGTGACCCTCGTACGTGCGCGAAACGCGGCTCGGATCCGGCGTTGAGAAGTTCGGTGCACGCTCGCCGTTCAGGTCAGCGAGCACGTTGCCGAGCGACTGAGCGCCCGAGCGAGCGAGAGACGGCGCGACTGCACGCATGCAGCTCTCGGCCCAGTAGTCTGCTTGACCCTCAACTGACGCCCAGTCCGTGTTGCGGTTGTATCGCGGCAAGCCGCCGAGATGATGGCCGACTTCGTGACACAGCACAGTCAGATACCCGCCTTTGTTCATGCCCGGGTATCTCGCCAGGCCACCGAAAGCGTCTACGTGCCACTCGTTGCCGATGCGATACGCTTGAGCGTTGACTTCGCCTTCAGACCACATGTCGTTGATCACGAGCTTCGCGCCATGAGCTGCAACGATCGGCGCGTACGCGTTCTGTACGGCTGCGATCGCGGCGCGGAACGTCTTGTATCGGACGCCGCTCGCCTCGATCGGCGCGATGAACTTGTTGTTGCGCGGGAAGTCGCAGACGTTCTCTTGAGCGATCGCGCCCGAGCACATCACAGCGGCCCATACAATGATGAATGCGAACAGAATCTCTGCGATCCAGTCCCGTTGCGTGTGCATGAGAACCTCCCTGTGTCTATGCGTCGCGTTCGTCTTCGATGTCGTCGAGCTTGTCTTGATCCACGGCCCACAGCTTCGGGTCGTCTTCGTTGAATGTGTGAGAGTAGTCGTCAGTGTTCGACAGCACCTGATAGCCGTCTGAGCGCTCATCGAGCACGTTGCCGCTCGAGTCCACGATGTCGGACTTGCGCTCGACGATCGACTTGAGAGCTTCGTTGCCCATCTTCATGTAGTGCTCAGCACGCTTCAGTGCGTCTTTGCCACCGCGCGAGAAGTGTGTGTACGCGTGGCCCGCCGCGATCCATCTGCAGATCTTTGTCAACACGGGCGGGACCGAAGTCGTCGTGTTGAAGTACGCAGTCGAGACGTCGTAGCGCTGGGCGAGAGCAGTCTTGATCTCGCCTTCAGCGTCAGCGATGCACGCATTCGCAAGATCAGACGTCACCGAACTCGCCGAGAGCGAGGTATCGATCATGATCGTCTGAAGCTGTGCGAGTGTGAGCATCGCCATGTCGTCTTATCCTTTCGTACTGCGAGACTTGAAGTCCTTGCCGTTCACAGTCTTGAGCGGAAGAAACACAGTCTTGCCAGTGTCGGGGTTCGTCAGCTCATAGCCGCCGCGGCGCTCGATCTGCTTGTATTCATCGACGTAGCGCTCACGATTGAACAGGTAGTGCGTGTACTCTGAGCCCGCAGCGTTGCGCTCTTTGCGCAGCACTTTCTTGCCTTCAACGACAAGCCACTGATCAACGCGAACGAAAGCCTTCTTGCCCTCTTCGTTCTCTTTCTTGAGACGCTTGAGGTACTTGTCTTTGCGTTCTGTGTCGAGGGTGTTGATGTCTTCGGGCGAGATCACGTTCGACTTGTCTGCTGAGTGAACGGTTTCTTTCTCGGCTCTTCCGGTTCCATTAGCCATTGTTTCATCTCCGGTTAGTGTATTGAGTTGTGAGAGCGGCTCTCGGGGACCCGAAGTCCCCGAGCCTTTAAAGATCGGGAATATTAAGCGAGCACGTCTTTGATCAGGTAGCCGGCCAAGCTGGCAACGACTTTCGCCTGATACAACATGCCGACTTCGATCGCATCGGAAGCCCGACGCTCTTCGCGCCAGCCTTTCACGAGCGGCTTCGAAGAACGGAAGACGTATCCGCACGACGGCTTCAGCGGGCCAGCGCTGTCCGGGCGGTAGCCGCGGAACACGTTGTCGCCCCACAGAGCCGAGATCGAAGACGAGATGCCTTCGGCGGCCGTGTCGATCACTGCTTTCGGAACAAGCAACTTCTGGGTGTCGAACAATCCAGCCAGCATCGCGGGCGTGATGTCGATAGAAGTGTACTTGATGCGATCGATGATCGAGCTGTGATTCTTGGCGGCAACCATCGCGCGATGCGGAACGATCGAGATGTTCGGCTCGTAGCCGGAGTTCTCGAGCACAACCGTACCGGCGGTGTCCATCTGCGGAATCGGGTTCGACGTGACAGTGTCGTTCGACCATTGTTGAGCGGCGCTCAACGACACGTTCTGCGACCACTGAGTGGACGTGAACAGATCCGCAACGCTCTTCTCGAGACGCAGCAGAATCTTGTCAGTCAGCTCTTCGGTCACATCGACGCGCAGATCGGCTTCATCGTAGTTCGCCTTGTCACGATCGCTCACGTAGTCAACCAGAGCATGCTCTTCGAGAGCATACGAACCAGTTGTCACTTCAAGGCTGTGCTCTTTGGCCAGGCCCTTGTTCGCGCGAGCCGTCTCAGGCAAGCGGAAGTTGCGATCGTAGATGCGATACTTGTCGCTGTCTTTCTTCACCTGCAGCTCGGGGAACACTTCCATAGCGATGAAGTTCTTGTTGCGATACTTGATCGAAACACCCGAGAGCAGTTGATCAACATGGACTAATGCTGTTTGCATCACTCACCTACCTTTGGAAGCCCGGCATGATCAGCACTTCAGCGATCGTTCCGGTCGCAGCGACCGAAGCGGGCCCGATGAGAATGCCTCCGTATGCCGAGGGGAGGGTTAGAGTTGTGGTCGTCTGTGCAAGCGAGAACGGAACACCGCGACCCGAAGTGTCAGACGCAACAAGTCCGCCAGTCGTGACAGTGTCGTTGAAGTAGAGCTTTGCTACTTGTCCGACGCCTTTCACGGGGATCGCTTGATTCGTGTCTTTCACAGTGTCAACGGTGATGCCGATCGGCAGAATGTTGGCTGCCGAGGGATACTCGACGGTGTTCGCAGCGCCGCTCTTCTGAGCGACGAAGCGTTGAGCCGCGAGTGTCGTTTGCACCTTGAAGCTTAGAGGTTCGTTCATGTGAACATCTCCAGTTTAAGGTTGGGGTTAATCTTCAGTCTCAGTCGTCGTCTTCTTGCCTTCGAGCTTCTTGCGATACAAGGCCCGAGCGGCTTCAGTGAACGTCACCTTGTGTTCGGTGGCGTACTTCTCGACTTCTTCGACAGTGGCTTCACCTTGCTTCTCGCTCTCTGTGTTCCCGTCCTCGGAACGTTCATGCAAGTTAACCTCGGACTTCTTCGCAAAGAGTTTCGCAAGCTCCTTCACAAGTTCGACTTTCGAGTGCTCGACGTCTTTCTCGCCGACTTTCAGCGAGTACGTCTTCTTCTCGTTCGTCGGCTCATCGCCCATCAGAGCGAGAGCGTAGGGACGCATCCCTTTGGTGATCACGCCTTCGGCGATCAAGCCATCGACTTCTTTCTCAAGAGCGATCTGCTTCTTCTCGATCTCAGAGGCGAACACCCGCTTCTCAGCTTCAGCCTTCTCAGCTTCGGCTTTCTCAGCACGCTTCTTCTCGTTCTCGAGATCCGAAGCGTACTTCGTCTTCTCGGCTTCGAGTGCAGCGTTCTTGGCTTTCTCAGCGGCGAGTTGTTCTTCGAGATTCATGTCTTGATCCTCCTGAGTTGTGAGATCGAATGAGTACATCCTGACATCAGAATTCTGCTCTGCATAGCACTTTGTTGCAGCGCTCGTCTTCAGTCCGTACATCGCAAGCAGATCGGCAAGATTCTCTACACCGGGAAGTTGAGCGCCGAGCAGCGATACAGCGCCGAGCATGTAGCGATGCTTCGACTTGTTGATCTCAACATTCCAGAAGATCTCGCTGGATACCTTGCGATACGAGCGCTTCTGAATCAGATCGTAGATCTTCACGGGGATATCCGCGAAGTCAGCGAGAAGCTTCTCGCCTCTCCTATATATACGTTCAACAAAGCCAGCGGCCGGCATCGCATCGCCCGCGTCTTTCAGAAGCTCCTTCAGAACTTTCTGATTCTCGTCGTGACCGAGCTTCAAGTACGGGCGAACGTGCTGCTTGTGCAGCTCGAAAGTGTCAACAATCTGGTCAAGATCACTGACTGTGTACTCGTCGCCGTTCCACTTGCCTGCCGAGAAGATCTCTACGCCTTTGAGTGTGTGCATGCTACCTCCCTAGAACTCTATCGAGTTTGTCTTCGATGCGTTCAAGTCGCCGTTCGATCGTCAGCTCGTACTTGTCTGCAGCTTCTTTCTGCGCATCAACTTCCGTCCGTGTCGTGAACGTGTTGTGCATATACGAGAAAGATACCACAGAGTACGTCAGACCTCCGACGATCATCGTGATCACCAGGGTCCAGAATTCGCGGTTCATCTGATCCCTCCTATCGCTTCGAGAAGCCGTCGCCTTTGTTCTCGTCGATGAACTTGTCGATGTCTTCATCTCCTACTTTCTTTGAGGGTTCGAACTCTTCGAAGATAGTGATCGGAACGAGCACGCTTCTGCAGTTGAAGTGCATCGGCGGAATCGGCTCATCGCCCAGTGCGAACGTCTTGCCGTGCAGTCCTGAGCAGATGTCCGACGTGCGATCGTCAAGAATCGCACTGAACTGAAAGCCGTGGACGACCTTCGATTCCGTGAACTCGTCCACGCGTGCCCGATTCAGAACTTCCGTGTACTTGGTACGCGCGTAGCGTTCGAGCGAGACGAGTGACTCGTCTTTGATTCCGACATCGATAGCGCTCACGACAGAGCTGAGCGGCTTGCCATCTTTCACGGCGTTCTGAAGCGCGATGCGCGCGCCTTGTGTGACCTTGTATTCCCAGTCTTTCACGTAGTCGAACGTCTCGTTCTCAACGAACTCAAGGAAGCGATCAGACGGCAAAGGCTTCGCGTACGTGCCCTTGTCGTTCAGCACTTCTTTGCGGGCCGCGACTTTCGACTCGAAGTAGAACTGCATGAGCTGTCGTTTGAGCAGCATCTGCAGCTCTTTCTTCTTGCGCACTTTCAGTGTGCCGATCTTCGCCAGATCCGGGTTCTCAGCGCCGACGACTTTCATCTTCTGGATCTGATCGAGCAGATCGTCGAAGATGTCGTCGATGAGCACGCCCGCGACTTTCATCAGGTTCGCGCGGGAATCTTCAAGAGCAGCATCGAGCTTCGCGTAGTCTACTTTCTTGTCGTAGCTGCCGATCGCATTCTCGTAGACAGACGAGAACTTCTTCTGAGTTGCTGCAGGAGCTGGAGCTCCAGCGCCCGGGTTGCCGCCCACTTGTTGAGCAGCAGGTTGATTCGCCGCTGGATCAGCGCTCTTCTTCTCGCCAGGCTTAGAAGATTCGCCCTTGTCGCCCTTATCGCCATCGTCTTCGCCTCCAGGTTGCGGAACACCGAGCGCCATCGTTCCCGCTTCTTCGCGCTCGACCTTGCCTTCAGGGAACTTGATCAGAGAGCGGAAGTGATTGATCTCTTCGTCGTTCGGCTTGTACATCTTGCCTTTCACGGCCTCGATGAACGTCTTTGCGTACGACTCAGCGTCTTGTTCGGACACCGGCAAGAACTGGAACTTCGGGAACATCTCGACGTTGCCGTGATTCCACACGACGAGCGGTTGAATGATGTGCTTGTTCACGATGCGCTCGATCATGCGACGACGACGCTTGATGTGCTGCATGAAGACGTTCATCTGCTCACGGCCGAGAGCTTGCGAGCCGCCAGTCTGCGACTCGGATCCGCTGAAGCCGAGCAGATCGGGAACTACGAGAGAGCGCCCGATGAACATGTTCATGAGATTTATTCCCTTGATGTACGCTTCGCCGTTCGACTTCGACTCAAGAAAGTCGATCTCGATCTCTTTCGGCACGACGATCGCAGTCTTCTGCATGAAGCCTTTCAAGATCTCGAAGATCTCGCGCACCTTGTCGCGCGGCGTGCTCTTGTCGTACTTGGCCGCGGGAATCGGTGATGCGTACTTCTCTGCGAAGATACCGAAGTAGCGGAACAGATGCCGCTTCATCATCCATGCATCGTACGACGGCCGCAAGTCAGAGCGCCCGTATGGGTTCTGCCACTTGCGGTTGTTCACGATGTGGATCAAAGACTTCGGATCGATCGCAAGATTCGATTCGCGGCCGCGCTGCTCGTACTTCGAGACGCGCCCGTACTTGTCTGTATGGATGAGCCAGCTCGCCGGGTGACGCGTCTTCATCTCGTTCCATGTGAGCGACTTGTCGTCACGCAGCTTGAACACTTTCTCAGAGAGCGCGAAGCCGTAGTTGAAGCCAGTCGTCAGAAGCTCTTCAAGCTGCTCGTCGAACGAGACTTCAGGATCCTCTTCGAGACGCTGATAGATGTCGTCGGCGATCTTCTGATTCGCCAGCGCAAGAGCTTTGTTCTTCTGGTCGATCGCCTGCTGCTTCTGCTTCTGCAGCATCTTCTCTTGCATCTGCTGTGCTTGCATCTGCATGAGCATCTCGGCGTTGAACGACTTCTTCTTCTCGGCCGGGTCTTTCTCGACGTCAGCAGCCTGCTCGTCAGAGACGTCTTCGTACTCGGCGTCGATTGAGCCGTCGGCGTTCATCATCTGCTCTTCGTCGTCGCACGACTTGTCCTCAGTGACGATAGTCCAGCCGGATCCGATCACGAGATCGCGCTTGAGCATCTGACAGACGTGAATCTGATCGTCGAGCTCCATCTCTTCGTAGATGCGATAGTCGCCCGTCTTGCGCCAGAGATCGTCCGGGTTGTACGGCTTGAGCATGGATGCGGGAACATACGGCGACTCGTTGACAGTGCGCTCTGCAGTTCCAAAGAAGAGATCGGCCACGGGGTTCGAGCGGCTTGCGCTCATCGGTTGCGCTTCACTCTCATTCGGCTTCTGCTTCTCGGCCACTTGTCACCCCTCTACAGTAGAATCTTGTCAGATAAGTCGTCGTAGACAGAAAGATCACCGGCTGCTTTGATACACATCTGTATTCCGATCGCGTCAGCGATGATGCAGTCGTCGTTCTCGCCTTCTTCGGCTTCAATCTTCCCGTTGTTGTCAATCAGCGTCAAGCACTCGCCGAGCGACTCGCGCGAGTTCAAGACGACAGTCTCGTTCTCGACGCCGTCGATGAAGCCATCGATCATCAATGGACGCGTCACGGCATCTGTCTTCCATCCGACTGAATCTTCCTTGAACGAGTACAGATTCGGATAGTGAAGATGCTCATCGAGTTCGAGAAGAACTGCGTGCCCGTGATTGTTTCGCTCGACACCGAGAAGCGGCGGCACGCGCCCGGGCTTCGTGTACAGACTGCACAGATGTTCGAGCTGCAGAGCGAACTCTCTCGGTCGCCAGCGATTCGAGCGGATCTGAGCGACTTGTTCGCGCGTCTTTGCGTCGAACATTGAGCCCACCGAGTAGTCGCCGCCCACGCCTTCAGCAGTGTCAGCGCCACATGCATAGATTCTTGACGAGTCGTACGGCTTCCAGATCTTCAACTCGCCTGTGTCCTCGATCGGATCCTTCAAGTTGTCGAGCAGACGCTTGATCACTTCGAGATCCATGGCCGCGCCACCGCTGGCGAGAAAGCACGACGCGTCGTCTTCAGGGTATTCTTGTATGAACAGCTCTTTCTGTTCTTCCTGCTTCGCGCGTCTGAACGCGATCTGATCGCGGGTGATGCTGATGTCGTACTTTGCCTTCACTTTCGCAACGAAGAGCTTCTCTTCATCAGTCAGCGATGAGATGCGAGAGCCATCCATCACGTACTCTTCGTGAAAGAACCAAGGGAAGAAGAGCTTGTCTACGTACTGCGACTTCGTGATCCAGTCCCGATAGAAGTGATTCCCGAGTCCGTTCGGCGTCGATTCCCACGTCACGATGCCCCACGGCGGCACAGCGCCGAGAGTCGCTTTCAAGCGTGACGGCTTTGCGAACGCTGCTTCAGAGATGTGCAACCAGTGAATCGTGTCGCCGCGGCCCTCGAGAGCGCAGTAGATCTTCGAGTTGATCTCAGGGAATCGCAGCTCGTACTTGGATCCGCCGCCCGTTGCGAGCACAGGCTTGAGTCGTCCGGGCATCTGCGTGTGTGCGAAGCGCACTTTCGAGAAGATCTTCTCCATGTTCTCGTCTTTGTCGGCCATCACGACGCACGTCTTGTTCGACGAGAATGCTGCGAAGTCCAGCTGCTTCAGCGTCTCGTTCGTCGTGACGCCGCCCTGTCGGAACTTCAGAATCTGCTTTCTGCGCTTCTTCGAGTTGTTGATCTGGCGCTGAATGCCGTTCTCTTTGAACGTGATCAGTCGCCCATGCTTGTCGGCGATCTTGTACAGATGATTGAGACGCCAGCGCCAGTTGCGAAGACGAGAATCTTGTGCGACGGCAAGACTCACGCTTCTCTCTCTTCGCAGAAGATACCGCACTCGAAGTCCATGCCGGCAAGCGGCCGACCCTTTGCGTGACGCGAAAGCTCATCGAGAAAGATTC